GGTCAATTCTACTTTTTACATCAGTATCCTATTCTGCTATCATTGCTCTCACTATTTCCCAGAGTGTAGTTTTCTATCTCTCTAATTTTATTACTAGCCTCCTCAAGACTTTCAGCATGATACTTGGATCTATACTCTTCCTTTGACATGATACCAAGCTGAACCTCTTGCATATCCCTATTTCTAACTGTCTCTTTATTCTCTATTATGCTTGCATCGAACTGAACGCTTATATTTGTATCGACATCAAGATCTTCTAATCCTAAAAATGTTTTTCCACAGTATAATATTGCTCTGCATAAATTTAATAATGCTTTTTCTACACTTATCTGTGCTCGTCTAACAGTTCTGAATGCTGTAGAGTTCTCTGCAAGTACCTCTGTAGCTGTCTTTTCAACGTTTCCATCATTAAACTTATAAAAATGATCTCCAAGACCAACCTTTGCACTCAAGTAATTCAACTGTTTTTCCAATGCTTTTGTTAATACATCCACACGTATATCAGGGTTAAATTCATGTATCCAGTTCTGCTCGTTTGCAAGCGCCTCATCCCCTACATACTGGAAAAGTTGACGTCTATCATCAATTGGATTCCGTATTTTTCCGTTGTTATCCATGTCTAGCATACTCTTATTCATGAATATCATCTTCTGACCAAGTCTCATCTCATTCATAAGAGTGTCATATGTAATATCACAACCCTTTAATACATCAATAGCATTCGCATATATTGATATACCCATAGGATTATTTCCTATTTTATCGAAGTTATTATTGAATGCAGTACGCATTATACCAAAGAAAGGAATGCTCGTACCAGTCTCAAAACTTGACACTCTATTATCAGCCAGTGAGTAATCATAAACCCATCCAGACTTATCCTTCTTTAATCTCTTATTGTAAATTATATAGGTGCCATCATCCTTCTTAATGTGAAGTCTAAGATCAGCATAATCCTCGTTATTAATTCTTAATTCATTTACAAAACACACCTCTGTTATGATCTTATTCTCAAAACTTATAGGCAGAATATGATCAGCCCTTATGAATCCTATCTTTATCTTTGTATCAGTTGAAGGAATAAATGTAGTAGTTCCCTCAATAATTGGCATATCATCCAAATAAACCTCAAAAGCACCAGTACCAAGAGCACACACACTTCCTTCATACAAGTATGCAGCGTTTTCCCAAAAGTTGTTCTCTCCAAAAATGCCTCCACTTTGATCATATCCTTGTATAAATTTATTAGCCTGCTCGTCATCCATATTTATAATTACGTTCTCGTTAAATGTCATAGAAGAAACATCCGAGCATACTTGTTTTCCCATGTGTAACTTTGCTCTTTGTAACTCTATGGTCTCAATTCCATTGAAGTATTTATAATTATGAAACTCTGCAAGTTCACCAGCATACCAGTCCATCCAATTATCTATATAAGCATAAAAGCTATAATCGAACTGCTTTAATCTTTTCACATTTGTATTTATCCACTCTGCTATACTATACATCGTAGTTGATATCATGCTATCATCCTCCTAACTATATACCTGTATAAACCTCTCAAAGGTATAACTTAATCCGTCCCATGTATCATTGTCTGTAGTACCATCATCTAACAACACGTCTGTCAACTCTTTAGCGTTCCATACAAGTTCCTGCAGACAATCAACTACCGTCTTACAACAACTCAATACTTTGAACCTACCTGTATTCATCATAGAAGATAGGAATCTAATTCTGTCATTTATCTTTATCTTTAAGGCATCCCCGATCTTTACATTTATTCTCTCTCTACGGAATGCTTTCCTAATACTATTGATTAATGTCTGTTCTGCAGAGTCACAGAAGAAATATGGAATGCTTATTGATTCATACTCTGCATGTAACTCTCTATAAAATTTAACTGTAAAGCTGTTCACTGTATCAGCGTCTATCTCACCTTTACCTCCAGGTATAAAGTCACTTTTCACAGCAACAAACCCTTTATTTTTATCTTTGTAGAATGCAGTTGCAACCATGGTAGTTTTACTTTTATTCCCACCAAAATCTAATCCTAGGATGATGAAGTCAATTTCATCCTTGTTAATTTCATCAATTATGAAGTCCTCAGTATTATTTGCGAAGTTTGTAAATACAACACCCTCAGCAGCCTTCCATAATCCTAGTATCATTCTCTGGAAGAACACACCTGAGAAGGTTGCCTTTTGCTCTTCTATATAAGACTTAGGTAGAAATTTATTATGATCCAAAAGAAAAACATAATAATTCCTAAAAGGTTCCAGTGTATTCTTTAAAATATAATTAATATAAAACCAGTGTTTAGGATTCTCAGGGTTACATGTCATGTATGCAAAGGCACCTTCTTCTGATAGTCTTGTCATGCACATGTCAACGAATGCCCTAGGTAAATTCTGAACCTCATCTAAATAAACACCATTCAATGTCAAGCCTTGTACTCTTTTCTTACTTGCATCATTAGGTGCACCCTCTAAGTATATCTCTCTGCCGTACAGCCATGCCTTCTTATGTGTAATGCTATATGTGAAATTCTTACGTCCAAAGAAGTTTTCTAATAATTTCAAACAGTTTCTCTCCAATGATGTCACAGTGTATGCAGCAATCAACCACTGGGTATCTTTAGGACTATTTATTATTTTCAAGCCATACTTAAAAAGAGTCACGTATGTCTTGCCACTTCTTACACTACCAGAGAGTATGTTGTACTTCTTATCTTTGTTCAATAAAAAATACACCTGAAGAGCTGTAAACCTAAATAACAATGTTGTTAAAGTTTTCACATCTGTACTCTCTATTAATTCATAAGGTATAACTTTAACTGCTTCGTTGAATATCTCTTCAGGTGTTGTATTCTTTAAATTATTCTTTTGACTTGAGTCCACATCTTTAAGATTTGCGAGTATATTATAGTGTCTATTTATCTCTATTCTTAGCTTATCAATTATTTCATTATTATTCACTTTCTCCATTAATGTTGATCTCCTTGATTAACTTAGTAATCTCAGGATCTACCTGGCCATTTTCTTCCATCTTCTGAATCTGTAACTCCAGGAGTTTGTTCTTTAAATCTATTGTCTTGCCTTTCTTTTCATCCTGGGATAACTTAGAATTGGCTAAAGACTTTTCAATCTCCATTTTCTGTCTCTCTGTAGGTGTCAGTTGATTTCTTAAAGTAAGTCTAAACCTTGCACCCTGCATTTTATCCCTATCATATAAACATTCATGATCAGCAATGTCTAGCTGCTCTTCGAACCACTGACATACTTCATCATATCCTGGTCTCTCCCTCCACTTCTTATAGGTCTTTATATTGAAACCAGCAAAGTCAGCGAATCCCATACAACTGGGAGCCTTTATCCAGATAGGCATAGGCTTATCATTTAAGTCTGCAATTTTCTCAAGGTAATCACCTGCATTACTATCACGTAACTTTTCAGTTTTATAGGTCCTTAGGCTATTCAAGTACCTGATCATACACTCCTTCATCTCGTCTGGAGTACTAAATCTTTGTCCTCTGTTTCCCATATGTATATCCTCCTTTTTAATGTTATGCTAAAACATGAAAGTAAACACTTACATGCATACATGCTTGTTTTTTAAATTTTTCAATCTTAAAAAACAAGACTATTTTTATGCTATTCAACTTTTCTCTCCATGCTTATTCAAAATTATGATTGCTATGTTGATTTTATTCTATGCTTATCTTTATTTTTAGGCAATAAAAAAGGGCTACTATGTTAGTAGCCCTTTACAATGATATATCTATTTATCTTTTCTTTTTTACCATTTATTTATCACTTTAACTTTACACTTCTCTCTTATGTATTCAACTTCATTATCTGTAAGTTTGTATTTTTTAAAAAGTTGTATATCAATATTTTCCACTGTATTATTCCAGTCAATATCTGATTCATTTGTAAAATTCTGCATTGGTATAAGTTTATAAGCTTTTTTGCCTCCGTTATGTGTTGAATTTATAAATGAAACCAGTATTCTACAAAAATCAGTCTGTAAATACTTAATTATATTTTTGCAATAATTTTCATCATATGACTCTCCACATATACTACATGCTTCTGTACACACATCATATGGTCCAATCAATCTAGGTTTTATTATATAGCATGTCTCCTTTTTATTACCTATACATCTGGACAACA